GGCGGGTATTGATTCTCCTGAGATGAATTACCGGTCGCCTTTCCTCTTGGATATCCTCGAACAGACGAGGCCCCCCGCCCACCCGTCCTTGCTTGTATCTCGTGGATTATAGGGTTATTACAAGCAGGGACAGGGGGCAATGTTGTGCAGTGCATGGTACGGGATGCTGTGTTCAGTTTAGGGTGATGTTTTCTTCGTCCGAGCGCGTGCGGCAGCCTTGGCTGCCTTACGCTTCTCAGGCTCTCACATGCTGGGCCTTGGTCTGCGGTCCAATCATGGGGGCACGAGGCTTGGGCTTGGGTGTCAACAAAGCTCTGTTTGGCTGTGGCAATGGCCGTCGATCAACAAGCATGGCAGAGCCAGTACGTGTCTGCCGGAACGCAGGATCACGCATGAACTTGTGTACTGCCAGCTGAAGATCATCAATTGTACCGTCAAAAAGTCTGGGTTGCAACAAAGAATCAGTGGTCTGAAACTCAATCACATAGCGGAAATCCAACAACAAATTGGTGGCGGGAGCAGCAAAGTCAGTGAATCTAAACATATGTACATTCATTCCTGGGTAGATGTTGATTACCGGGGCATTGACCAAATTGGTTTGCACAGATATTGGACCTGTCTCGTAGACAGTATTTACATAGTGGCCAAATTCACCACCAGGCCGGACGGCAGTATAGACCGAGTTGGCCATGGGCGCCACGTGCTTGTCACGAGGCATAAAAGTACCGTACTCACTGTCGGTAGGCAATGCTGTGGGTGAAAATTTACCACCAGACTTGAAGGCTAGACATCGGACAACGCCCTCCTGCGCCGAAACTGCGGTGACGTTGGAAACCTCGATACTCGCACCAACCATCTTCGCGCCAGCACTGATGATTGTGTTGGCGAGGGTGGCCTGTGAGCGGGCGGTCTCCAAATTGAACAGTGGCAAGTAAGCAATCTGCTTCGTGCCGTTGGGCGTAATGAGGGGCATGATGGCCGAAGTGGTGGTCACTGTGGTCATACCAGTGCCATTGAAAACCATCAAGCTGATGTATGGACGCCAAGGGTCAGTAAAAGCAACGCCTGTATCGAAAGTGAGCACGGAACGAGCTGGTCGGAGCCAAGTGCCCTGTGGGTACGTTGGGTCCGTAGCAGCTAATGCTACATTGGTGAAAGTGCCAGGAGTAATAGTAGGCAAAGTCAACTTGATCTCGGTGAGCTTCTGGTCGAGAGTAACCAGTCGCTGAAAAACCACCTCAGGGAAAACGTTGCCTGTCGAGGGGGTCCAGGTGGTACCTGTACCAATCCCAACAGCAAGCTGACAATTAGCAGGAACCCACAACCAAGGATGAGAGTCAATAGTTGGAAAAACCGCAAGTGGCGCTGCCGCGCACGCCGGCGCGATAGCGTTCGACGAAAAGCCCAGACTCTGGTTAGTAGCACCTGCAGGGCCGGGTGACATGCGATAAAGTTCCAGATCCTCAGTAGAGACCGAGGTGGTGGCATACACGTTCTGTGATGAGACAGGACCTGCCCAGGTTGCACCATAAGCAAAATACTTGTCAACAGCAACAGAAGGATACACGTCAGCCCAAACAGGAAACGACGGGTCACGAACGACGGCCAAATTGACTACATTATCAACAGTGAGAGTACCGGTCACCTGTTGTGCAAGCAACCCTGTGTACTGCTGGTCAGGATACGTCGGAAGGCGAACTCCTTTACCAGGGTTAGACAACTCACTGTAGATGGCTTTGGAAAAGTTATTCATTGACACTGTGTGAAAGCAGCAAAGAAATTGTATCGACCCCAACCGACTCAGCAGGATCCACGAGATCCCGAATCATGACTGTTCTCACCCAAGGATCGGCAAGCAAGTGTACGTCATCCTTGGAAAGCCGCTTGATGCGGGCAATCAGGTCAGTTGGTGGTAAAGCTCCATAACGGGCGATGATGAAATTGGTCCAGCGTACCTCTCCGACAGGGGCACACAAGCTGGGCCGGAGCATCCATTCAGGAACAGTCCGAGGTGGAGAGTCAATGTGCCAACGCAGCCATGCCTGCACCAAGGCGAAACCCTCGTATGCAGGCAGCGTTGACAAGGCAATCTGGGTCACATAATGCCGTCGTTTACGAGCAGACAATCGCCTCCAAGTCCAAAACAGTTTGGCAAACATGCGACCAAGCTTGGGGAACATGTGTACGCCTCCAACGCAATAGGCAAAACTGCACGAAAGAAACTCGCTTTCTTCAAGCTCCTGTGTGAACACGCCCCGGGTGGGCCACCCATAGGTGGCCTGCACGGCCATCACCTGCTCACAGGTGGGCAGCACATCAAACGTGACAATCAACCAAACATCATCACCAAACGCGAAGCCCCTGATGGCCTTGCAACCGAGCGTATGAAAGTTGCGGACGACACCGTCAATCCGCCGGCATGTCTGGCCGGATGACGTGTCCTGAGCACCTGACTTGACCGTCCCAACTGCACGATACAACACTGTGCTATCGGCATTGGTCATGGCTCGACGCGGGATGCAACCCTTGAAGGAAATGGTAGCCCGGTGATGTGCCGCCAAATCAGGCGACAACGCCTCGTACAGCCGCTGCTGGGCGTCGAGGTGCACCAACTGGACATTCCCGTCCATATTGGAAACATCATCGATGAAAATGTGATTCTTCCCTCCAAGAGGTGCTTCCAGCAGCCACTCATATATTTGTCTGGACATGTCAAGTCGGTTCAGGCCGCAAGCAGAGCGCAAGTGCACATACATACCCTGGTAGACAGTTGGCTCCAGGGTGACATGCAGCAATGCCTCCGTGAACGCACGGTAATGGTCGGCGACGATGTAATTGTCAACTGGGGCATCAAAGGCCTGAATGAGGCGGGCTTTCTTCGGTTTCATGGCGCACACCTCCGTTTTGATGTGACTCTTCACACGAGAAAAATGTCGGTCATCAAACAGTATGGACTGAGTGATGGCCTGACGGCGTTGGATGCTCTTGCCCTTCTTCCACGCGTCGTCCACAAATACCAACCGGAACTGATTAGCTAATTCCTGAATTCGTTCATCACTATACATGTAGGGGGTGTTAGGTAGTGCTGTGACTGGGTGTTGGGGGGGTGCCAAGTGGCGGCTGTACAGAGCATTTACAACATTGGGCAGGCAATTGCCTACCACCCACGCGTTCTTGAACGCAATCCCCATGAGGAAGGCTCCTCGGCGGTCAGCCAATACACCACAGAGGCAACTACGATCACCACGCCAAACCACCTCAGCACCAGGGGCCAGACCCGCAAGCGGCTTCTCCGCAAGGCAGATAGCTGGATTGAAGATGGCTGGGGAGTGGACATCTGCGTCAACCCACTCCCCACCACCCCATTTCCCTGGTCTCGCACAAGCGAGGCAACGCGACGTGCCTCTTTGACGGAGGCCACAGTCTGTGATACGCTGTAAGTGTAACGACGAAGAAGTGACGCTGTGGTGCGATTCATCACAGTGACATCGTCCGGGCTGGCCAACAAAATGGCGAGCGCATGCCTCCGCATCTCAGGATCAACCTGAACAGACCCAAATGTCGTTGGCATAAGAGGCCGTGGTGGCCCGACTGACACATCCAGAATGTCAACGAGAGGGTCTTGCCGCTCATCAGCCAAGGACGTGCGATGGATGAAACTAACGGTGGTGTCTGTGAGAAGACCGGGGTCACGTGCAGACAAAAAGAAATAGCGCGCGGAAACAACAAATGCTCCGAAGAAAGACACAACAGCCGCCATAATCACCAATGGTCTACCAACACCAGGGGCAGACCCAACAAAAGCCCATTCAAGTGGCCCTGACAGCAAAGGGCCAAGCAATGGCATTGTCAACGCGGAACCAAAGCTCCAGTAAAACCAGGCAAGGCGCGATCGACGTTCATAATAACTCCAACACAACCACACAACTTGCGTACAACAACCGATCAAACTTAGCAAAAATGCTGGAACGAAAATGCACACCGACGAACTGACGAAAGTGGTCCACTCGGCGGTGGCCCAGTCGAGCAAGGACGAGACAACAGAGACATGCATACCACCATACTGCAACCAGCTCATTGAACTGTGACGATACACAGTGCCGGCATGCTTGAGTGGTATCATTGCAATGAATGGATCTCCGATGAGACTCGCACGTACCCGGCTGAGGACACGCTCTTGCCAAGTGAAAACTTCGGGAGCATCTGCGGCCGAAACCCAGACAAACTCTGGGTTGTCGACGGGGAGCTGTCCTCCCGGAGTTGGGCGATGTATCGCCGCATGGATGACCACGGGCCCGTAAAGGTCGTAGATGGCTCGGTACTCAGCTTGTCGAATGTAGTACAAAGTGTGGCAAGAGATGAACACGACCTTGGTTGCGCCTGCCTCGGCAGCGCATTCACATTCTCCGATTCGGTGTTCACAAACGTTGATCCTGCCTGTCGCGGCACTGGCTTCGACATTGCCGGAGCATCGGACGTTGATGCTGTCTTGTCTGCGGTCAATTGAGGAAGCGCGGTCAACATCTGTTGCATCGCAA